CAACTCTCTTCTCAAGGTTGAGGAAGAGTCTACGGACGTTGATTCTATCAAAGGCACTTGTGGATGCTAAAGCAGTTTTGTCTCCGAAGAGAGTAACACCAGTTCCGGGGAGAACGGTGATTGGGTTGATTCTGTTGGTGTAGAGATCGTCTCTATCAGCCTGAGAAGGAGTGTATGCTAGTTTAATAGCATTTCTTAGTGCTCCTCTGGCAACACCAGCAGGAGAATACCAGTCAGCAAGAACCTGAGAGGTATTAACACAGAGACCAGCAACGTCACCGTTACATGGAATGAAACGGAATCTGTCGTTGAATCTATCATAAACTTGCTTGTATCCAGAGTCGAATACAGCATATGATGTGGAAGGTAGCGAACGGAAGAAGTTAATCGTGTTCGCTTTCTGAGTAGCAGCGTTTAGAGAAACACCACCGGTTCCGATCTGATTACCTTTGAAAGGAGAAACGAAAGCGATGCAATCCTTTCTGGAGTCAGCAATGCCAACTACCTTAGATGCCTTTAACTTAGTAGCAGTTTCTGGATCGGCGTCCCAGTTAATAGATCCACCCATGAGGATGAAGTCTAGTTCGGTCTGGTCAGCTGTAGCGAATACATCATAAGCATCGGTAATCTCACCAGCAGTGTAAGCATAATCATCAGCACCAAACTTAAGCTGCTTGGTGTATACACCTAGAACAGCAAACTTATCTGCTGATCCACCAGCAGCGATAGCATCCTGTAGAGCTACGGAATCCGAACCCCAAGCAACGTAGTCACTATCAACTCCGTCATCAATGACAGTAGTAACATCAGATGCTCCAGCGTAGATATACTGGGACTCATCATTGATGATGTCCTTGTAGTAAACGGCACCGTTCTCAGCAGAACGACCATCAACTAGTTTCGATAGCGATGTGAATGTTTGAACAACATTGTTAACTGTACCGGAGATTCTACCGTCAACATCAACAACAGCAATACTAACTTCATCATAGAGAAGACCTCTATCGGAAGCGAAAGCAGAAGTGCCTGGGCGAATACCAAGAGCATTGAGGTTGAGTTTGTTGCCAGCAGTGCCGATCGAAACTTCAGTGTTAGTCCACCAGTCATATACAGCAGTTAATGGTGTATCGCCAGCAGTTGCGGTAACTGTAACGGTAATGTCAGTACCACCAGCAACGGCTAAGGTTAGTGTATCTCCATCGGAGTAATCATCGCCAGCAGCATTAAGAGTTACGGTAACATCACCGCCATCTAGGTCAACATCAGCAACTGTGATTGTGATGTCATCAGCAGGGGAAGCACCACCAACAGCGGTTCCGGCAATAACGATGGTATCGCCAGAAGAAATACCGGTTCCACCGTTGACAGGAGTTACAGAAACAATCGCTCCGCCAGCATCTCTTACTACATCGAAAGTAGCGTCTGTATCAGAAGCAACGCCATTAAATGTGGCGGTTGTTCCAACAGCAGTACCGACAGCAGCAGAAACTGCTTGTCCAGCTGTTAGAGTACCAGAACCAGCAACTTCTACATCGAAAGTAGCACCAGCACCAGTTCCGGTAACGGTAACGCCAGCAACAGCAGTGAACGTACCTACGTCTCTACCTGCCTCAGCTACGGCATCTGTAGTGAAGGTATCGATAGGATCTTCACCGTCAGACTGTAGAGCATCTCCAACCGAAGGTTCAGCGGCACCAGCGTCAAGGACGATAGCAGCTTTCCATTCGGTCATGGATGCTTCATACGTTAGAACGTATCCAGAAGATCCGTTGCTGAAGGTAACACGATCGCCAGCAGCGAGTGGGTTTAGATCAGCATCTAGTGGAGCAGAACCAAACTCTACATAAACATCAGCACCGCGGTCAGCAACGATTACCTGAGCGGAGTTACCCCACTTACCAGGAGTTCTAGCAAGGAATAGTTCGGAGATCGTCTGACCTACGAAGTCTGCTTGGGTATTGATTTTATAGCTTTGATCAACATCATTAGTAGCAGCTGTTGCAACATCTGTGTCTGCTCTAACTACGGTAAGTCTTCCACCGTAGTTTAAAAACTCAGAAGCAACTAACCAATCTTCGGCATTTCCTTCTACGGGAAGACCGAATGTATCTAGTAGTGCTCTCTGTGAATCGATTTCGGTGATAACTCCTACCTCACCTTTAGCAAAGGTAGTAGCAATAGCACCAGTAAGCGCCTGAGCACCTACGATTGTCGCCGTTGTAATGTCACGTTCTCTTAATAAAATACCAGGCGAGATTAGGCTTGCCATGTGTAAATCCTCGGGGTATCCATGTGAATCTGAAAATATTTATTATTTCGTATGTTTTGACTGGGGAAACATGACGTGAACTACCAGTCTGGATACTCCCACCTTACAGACTCAGATTTTCTGGCATTGGATACTCTGTAAATACAGCATTGTTTACATTCATAGGAGTAAGCTGCTGCTACTGTTCCTCTGTCTTTACGTGTGAGATAGAAGTCATCCATTAAACTCTTTGTTTCTCCACAAACTCTACAAACACGTTCTTGGAAAATTAAATGGTCTAATGAAAACTTATCTTCTAAATCCATTATCTCCAATCCCACATGTATGACATTTCTTCCTGTGTTTGTCCGTATTCCCAGATAGATCCATCCGCTACAAATCCTTCATCTCCCTCTAATCCTGTAGAGATAAATCCAAATGGTGCCATGTCTTGCTCAATCTGATTCTTCTGCTCGTCGTAGATACGTTGACGAACATCATTGTCAGTCATCTCTTTAAAGTAATCCTGTTGAACTAACCAAGCAAAGATAACCATACACATTACAAGGTCATCGTGGAATCCTTCATCTGCTTCAAAGGATTGTTTCTTCTGAATAAATGTAGTTAGTTCGTTGATGATCTCATAGTCTCGGAACAATAACTTATCATCCTCTACAATCTGCTTCAGGTTAGCACAACCAACCTTCTTCACAGTAATACTCATCTTGACACCCAGCTGGGTTTTGTTGCCAGAGAATCCCTGACCTACAATCTGTCCTGCTCGTCCTCTCATGGCACACATAAGAACGTTAGGATACTCAAGGTCAAAGTTTAGAATAGATGCAACAGAGTCTCCAACATCATTAACTTCACATAGAACCCAAGCATTGTTATATGCCCTCGCTACATCGTTAATGATGTTTGGGAATAGCATAGGTTTTATCTCATTATTCCTATACTTTGCCACGACCCGATAAGGAACGGTTGTGATATCGAATACAATGAAAGCACTATAATCTCCGCCGATACCCCTACTAACGTCAGCAGTAATAAGATACTCAGATTTCTCGTTTGGTTTTTCATAAATGTCTAGTCCTTTATTTTGACTAATCGGTGTTTCAAAAACTAATGCTCTAAGTTTAGAAGCAGCGATCAAAGTGTCAACCGATCCCAAGAACTCACATTCAAATTCTTGAGTGAACTGTCGTTCAGACGTGTTCTTAATAGTCTGTGCTTTCCACGCCTCGTCTCTTCCCGGCACCTGTGACCAATGAACTTCTGACCACACATATTCATTACGATCATTCTGAGCATCTACCCACATCTTATAGAAGTGGTTCATACCGTAAGGCGTTGAGATAATAATAATCTTTGTTGTCTTACCAGATGAAATAGTAGGATACACAGAGGAGAAGAAGTCTTCGGCAACATGGTTTGGAACAAAAGCAAATTCGTCCAAGAAGATGATGTTGAATGACATGCCTCGAACAGCAGATGCTGAGGTGGAAGCAGCAAGGATCTTAGAACCGTTCTCCAGTTCTAAGCTACCTTTGTTCCATACAAGCACACCTTGCTGTAACCACTTGGGTAAGTTCTCATATGCTGTCTGTAGTCTACCCAGCAGGTCTCTCGATGTAGACGCTTTGTTTGCCAGAATACCTACGTTAACGTTGTCATTAAACAGAACAAAATGCAAAAGATAAGATACCACGGTTGTAGACTTTCCAGTCTGTCGTGGTAACTTAGCAATATTAAATCTATGTTTGTGGAACTTTGTAATCAGATCTTCCTGAAAGTCCCACATTTTAAATGGCACAAGACCTTCGTCAACGTTAACAATCTTGACGTAGTTCTTGGTGAAGTATACGGGATCTTCCCTACACCTCACATACTCTTCGACTTGTTTCTTGGTAAACTGTTGTTGGACACCTGCTTTTTTAAGCAGCGGATTACCAAGATAGATTTCGTCTTTAGAAGCCATTACATAATAGTCACCTAATATTATTTATCTGTCATGTCCTTATCCATCTCAGGACCATTATCTTCTAAATCTTTAAGACGCTTTGCCCAAGTATCTCCACCATCAGAACCACGCTTTGGATTAATACATTGATGGTTTCCTAACTTGTTGCAAACAAGACCAGCAAGGTCAAGTTCGTTTCCTTTCTTACCTGTGCCAGACCAGTAGTGTTGTCCGTTAATCCAAACAGCACCACACTTTGGGCATTCCGCTCTGCTCACTGACAGGTCGGATAGTTCTTTGTCTGACATTGGAAGCTCCTTATGATTATGTATTTAGAACTATTGTATCAATATGTTACAGTTCTTACTTAAGATATGTGTAGCAAATATAAATGAAAGGTTAAGAAGATTCTTCGTTATGCCAGAAGTCTTCCCAGTCATCACTGCTATTAGACACATCTTCCCACCCTGGTTCATATAGTGAACATGGTTCTTCCATGAGCATATCTGCCTTCATACGCTTGACACGCTCGTACAGTTTTTTTAGATCCATTTTACCAGTTACGGGTTACAAGTATTTTATACGGTAATCTTTAGCAGTTCCACGCTCTTAATGATTTATTAATCCTGCTGTCAGGATCCCGTGACGTTTTCTTACTGGTAAGCTTCTTTTTCATGCCCTTCATTCGAGCGCAGAAGGATGCCCTCCTGGGATTTCCAACCTTCTTGCTTGGTGCTTTAAGGTCTGATCCTGGATTCTCCTTTTCATAAGACCTTCGTCCTTTTTCGTTAAGTCCTCCGGACTTATTTTGTCCTTCTTTTCTGGTCCAGGCTGATTCGTTGAGCTCATTCCTGAGTTGTTTGAACGACTTCATATTTATGCCTCTACTAAAAGTAATACATCAAATGCAGCCGTGAAACGACCGTTATTAGATCTCGCTCTTACAATAACATCAATATCAGATTTTTCTGGAATCTTTACATAGTAAGGAAACTTATAGAAATACTGACCACCATTACCAACAACTTCAAATGTGTGTCCCACATTGAATGCTTCCTGTCCACCAAACCTTACTTTCATAAATCCAGTTGCTTCAGCACCACCTTGAGCAGTAGCAGTTCCTTGTCTAAGATAACCAGTTAATCCAGCAGGGATAGTATAAACTGCCATCAATGTTTGGTTTGCTTCTGCTGTAATCCTCATTACGATTGTAGGAGTAGGAGACAGAATATTGACATCTTCTGCTAACTGCTGCTCACAGAACCCTCTGTACACTCTTATAAACTGTAGAGTAGATGTTTGTGTTGCTGTTCCATCTAATGTAATGTCTTCTAGTTGCTCATTGTAGTCAGCATCTAATCCAAGAATACGGATATTCTTTCCGGCGTCTGCTGGATCTGATTCGATAGTTAGAGTAATAGCACCACCATCAAACTCTCCCCATGGATATAGTTGATCGTTAACATCCCAAACAGTTCCGGTAGTATTACCAGATAGAGATGATACAGCGCCAAACTTATGAATGCTATGAGCACCCCTCATTTTTCCTCGGGCTACATTGAGCTCGAAGTTTTGATCCCAAACAAAATTTGCCATTACCCAGCGTATGCTACCTTAGTTGCTAATACTGTATTTGCCGCGGGATCACCAGTTCCATTAGATGCCGTGCTTGCTACGATTGTTACTATATAATCTTTTTCTAAAAGAACTCTCTCACCGGCAGCAATACCAATACGAGTAGGCACAGCGTCGTTAACGGTAATGTAAACAACGGCAGAGTTTGTGTTGATGATAGATACTAAAGAAGCGCCATCGACATCATTAGGTCCCGCGAGAAGACCAATATCAACTGGTAGGGAAAGTGGGTGAAGGATCATTGTTCTAAGGTTTTTTACTATTTATCTGTGTCCATCTTCTTAGCAGCATCCTTCAGCATTTTTTGTAGATCTGCTGTGGATCCAACAAACATTGTATTGTTTACTGTTGTCGGTCCTGCTTTCTTGGTTGGAGCATCCAAGTCTTTCATCTTCCTTTGAAGATCGAGAAGTTTGTCGGTAGTGTCTGCTACTTGCTTCATAGCGTTCACAGCGACTTCATACGCCCTAGGGTGTCCAGACTCTTGAGCGACCTCTAGAGCGCCGTCTAACGCCTCTCTGCCTTTCTCTATGAGTGAATAGAGTTGACCTCTACTATATTCATAATCTTT